ATGCAACTTGTACCATTTAATTATCTGGGCTTTCAAACCGGCGAAGCAATCTGGAACGATAATACAGATCAACTTCGTCGGCTCCGATTCACTCGTAAAGGATGGGGTGAACTTTTCGGCGCGAAAAACCCTCAAACATATCTCGATATTTTAAAGCATAGACACCCAGAATTGCCGGAGGGCATACCTTTCACTGTGAAAGGTATGACTGGTCAGGAATACATCACTTTCACCCTCGATATTTATGATGGCTTTCAGTATGCAGCGCATTCCGATCTGCCCAGGGCGCGAGGTTTTGTAAAAGGCTTCCCCGACTTTCTGACGGCAGTTTTAAAAGGCCAAGTTGTACCTCCGCCGGCAGACCTTGCCACCCTTGCCTATATGGATAAATGGACACATGGTAAGGGCAAAGAGATTAAGAGGATTGCTCAAGACGAGAATGTCACAGAATCAACAATCCGGCGACACATAGAGAGGGTCAAAAAAGGTGAGCCGATCAATAAAAATTTAAAGGGCTTTAAAAAACCCTATGTCCAAATTAAATACCGCTCTATATATAAGGAAGCGATCCGGCTGAGGAAAGAAGAGAAGTGGACCGGCATCGAGATATCAAAAAAACTCGGTATTCCAGAGAAGACGGTGTATCGCTGGTTCAATAGAGACTTTAATTAACTATTATTCTAAACCCCAAAGACCTCTTTTGTTTTCCCTGGCTTCTCTTTCATACTGTCTGAATTCCTCTAAATATTTAAATGGGAATTTTGTATAGGCATGCCCATATCCCTGCTTAATTATTTCAGCATTTAAAAAAGTGCCATCTTCAAGATATACATAAGCAAGAGTTCGTCCATACTTATCTTTAGCCTCTTGATCATACTCCACTCTTACCGTCTTTCCTTCTAATATTTTTTTTGTGAATGCTGAGGCTTCTTTTCCAAAATATTCTACCGGCTTTTGAGGATGCTTTGTTTCCGGCGTGTCCACACCAATAAGCCGGACCTTTTCTGTATTGTTTAACACAATAGTATCACCATCAATTACTTCTGTACACGTCTGAAACCTCACAATTTTTATGCTTTGTGCCGGAGAAGTAGTCCCATAACTTTTAGTGCGATTATATGTCGACGGATTATTATTTTTACTGCCTCCGCATGGAGAACGATGACAATGATATTCACCGGATTTTCTATCCGTATGACCGCCGTTAGCGTCTAAGCCCCCAGGATGAGCATAAATTTGTGTAGCCCCTACCAAAATAAGCCAAAAAACGATTTTATTCATGTGTCCCCTCCTGTAACCTGTAATATTTTACAGGTGTTTTTGGAATTAAAAGAAAGGTATATTATCCTGCTGATTTTCCCCTTCTCTCTATCAATAACTCTGAAATCGATTTCTCTCTTTTAACGTGTTTTAAAATCTCCCGCTGTTCATCTTCCGGCATGTCCTTTAATATGAGAAGAATCTTCTCTGCAACTGAGCCAGTCTCGGCTTTCACATTTCTGTACATGTCCCCCTCTCCGGTGAGTAACCAATTAAGATTAGCATCAAATTGGATTGCTATTTTTTGTAAATTTTCTGCACCAGGCTCACTTCGACCAGTTAAATAGTGTTGCAATGTAGGATAAGGGATACCTGATTTACGTGAAAATTCAGGCGGTTTCATGCCCAATGAGTTTATGAAATTATTTAATCTTTCAGCTATGTTCATATTTGATTATTTATCTTGACAAAATTATCAGATTGGATATATACTCACTACCACAAGGTAAATAAATTAACTCTATGAAGAAAAAAAACAACACAAAGAGGATCAAAAAATTGATGATCGACAAAGATATCAAGCCATCTACTATTGCGGATAAGGCCGGAGTCACGAGAGCAGCGATTACGCGCCTGCTAAAAGGCGACCTCGAATCAGAGCGCCTTAAGGGAGTAATCGCCAAAATGTTGGGTAAAAAGGTCTCTGACCTCTGGCCGAAAGGGAGAGCCGCATAGATGCGCCTATTAATAGAAAAGATTATCGCCTCCGGGGCGCTGGTTGTTAGGAACGATAAAGTCTGTAATTGGACAGACGGACTTTATCTCCACTTCCAGCGCTCTTGTTTATTGGATGCATTGATTTTAACTTTTTAACTGTCTATAGAGCAATGTTTTTTTTGTTCAAAAAAGTTTACAAAGTGTACGGGGAGAATAAATGAAAAAGACAAGGAGGAACAAGGGCTTGAAAGGGAAAAATCCGCATCAAAAACTTGAGAAGCGGGAGGCGATATTTTCACTTCGTATCCCTATGAAGCTGAGGCTGCACATCGATGAGCTGGACGATACGCAGCGCAAGAGCATGAACCATCGCATTATGCAGGTCATGGCCAAGTCAGCGCACGACTCCCTTTTTAGAGCGCAGGATTTTTTAGGGGAGGAGGATTAATGGGCAACGATTATGACGGGCAGGAAGATGCAGTAAAGGAAGTCCGGGCCTTAAGTGAGAAAGCAAAGGGCCTGCTCAATCATCACCTCGGCAACTCCCTCCAGGCTGTGCTCACTGAGGCGCAAATGAACGGGCTCAAATTGTCTGAGGGGTGCGTGCATCACATATTAAGTGATTTGGAAACATTCGGCATCAGGCCAGCAGGCTTTAGGTAATAAATTAAGGGAGGGAAAAGTGGGGATAGATAACATCGACAAAGAAGTAAATCAGGCTTATCGGATAGACAAATTAAAAGAACTTTTGCTTCAAACTGCGGTGAGCGAGAGGAAAATATTTTATTTAGTTGCAGACATGTTGGAGATGGGGGCTGCATGTCAGGTGGTTGGGATATTACTTAAACAAAAATACAGTATTGCTGAAATCAGAGAGCATGTAACTATCTTAAGGAATGCTTGTGAAGGGGTTTTTGATCAACTTGAAATGACCATAGAGGACTGGGAAGCTCAAATAAGGGGGGCTGAAAGTGGAAAATAATAACGACGATCTTATGAAATTAGTTCACAATTGTGGACTAAAAACGGGCAGAGCACAGGCATTTCAGGGGATTGCTCTACTGGCAGAATTTCTGCAATGGAAGGCCATGCAAGAAATCGTAGATGATAAGAAAACCCTTAATAATATGGGTTATTCCAATATCGACGATTATCTAAAAGAGGCTGGTTTTGGTAAAACAGACGGCTATAAAAAATTGAAAATAGCTCGCACTTTTAGTTCACACGAAGTGCAGTTTTTTGGACAAATAGGACTATCCAAGGGAGATCTCCTTAGCATTGCCAATATGTCACCGGAGGAACGCCCGCGCATTGCAAACGGCAAGCTTGAGAACTACGACACAGCGGATAAAGATGAACTGAAACACATCATTGATGACCTTATCGCTGAAAATATCGAACACAAAAAACAGGCAAAGGGCTACAGCGAAAACAAGATCGTCAAAAAAGCTTCTAAATTAGAAGCCGACAATAAAACCCTGCATGACAAAGTGAAAACGCTCAACCTGCAATTACGCCTTGCCGACAAGAGCGCCACCGCCTTCCAGGACGCCTACAGCACAGCGGACGAACTACTTGATCAGGCTATTAAATTGCTCAATGACGCCAATAGCTCACCGATGGTTGAGAACGTCCTTGACGATGAAAAGACCCTCAAAAAATACACCAACATGGCGAACCTCTTCGAGAAGAAAATGAAGGGTTGTTTAGCCATCATGCGGGAGGCGTTATCGTGAGCGGCGACCTCGTGACCTTACAGCAGCTTGCAGAGCTTGAGGGCGCGCCATACGACACTATTAAAAAGGCCTATCAGCGGCAGGCTTACAGCCTCGTGCAACTCGACGGCACACAGCCGCTGATCCGGATTATTGACCCTGCGATTTCAGCGCAGGCAAAAGCACGTTATTTCAGTCCCACAGCCGCTGAACCTGCAGCGGCATCCCCTCTGAAGGCGCAGGGAGAAGTGATGACCCTCCCTGCGTCTTCCCTTTCACTAAGAAAAGACGGCATCATGTCCACCACGGAATTAAAAGACTGGCAGCGGGAATGTATGATGGCGAGGCTCACGATATTGCAGCAGATTGATACCATCGCAGCAGAGCATAAGCTCTCAATCAATAAGGCCATTCAGCGGTTTATCAAGCTGATAGATAAAGATCACCTGCCGGAGCATGTCCGGCAGCTCATTCCACAGGCAAATCACAGGGACGGCTCAGAGAGAACACTGAGCTGGCAAACTCTCTACCGCTGGATAAAGATAAGGAAAGAACTGGGCGCACTCGGCCTCGCCCCCGAGGACACAGAACGTCTCTATGTCCCAGCCTGGGCGGAGCGGTTCCTCTCCATATACAGGATACCGAGCAAGCCCTCCATTCCGCAGACACTTGAGCTGATGGGCGCGGATGCTCCTACATACTGGTCCGCCGTCCGTTTCCTTAAAAAATTCTCCCGCCTCGATGTACAGCGCGGCAGGATGTCCGGCTCCGAATTAAGGAGCGTCAAGGGATACACCATCAGAGACAAAAGCCACCTTATGCCGCTTGATGTAGTAGTAGCCGACGGGCATTCCTATAAGGCAAAAGTCGCGCATCCCGTCCACGGCAAGCCCTTCAATCCCGAGGTTGAGGGCATCATCGATGCGGCAACGCGCGTATGTCTCGGCTGGTCCACTGGCCTGGCCGAGTCCTCTATGGTAGTAGCAGACGCCATAAGGCACGCCGTTACGGTCAACGAAAAGAAGGCCATCGGCGGCGTATTCGCTATCTTCTACAGCGACCAGGGCGCGGGTAATAAGGCGCATGCTATCTCGCATGAACTCACCGGCATCCTGTCCAGGATCGGCGCGACACCCAAGACCGGCATCCCCGGCAATCCGCAGGGCCGGGGCATCATCGAAAAAGCGCAATACTCCATCTGGATACGCGGAGCAAAGCAGCTCCCGACCTTCACCGGCAGCGGCATGGACAATCTGGCATACAGAAAGACCATGAAGATCGTTGATAAAGACATTAAAGAAAAAGGCACCTCACGGCTGCTCATTTCATGGGGGCAATTCCTCGAATACTGCGAGGAGACCGTGGCCTCATATAACAACCGCTCTCACTCTGCATTACCAAAAATCACAGACCCGACTACCGGTTACAGGCGGCACATGACGCCCGTTGAAATGTGGAACCGATACGTTGAGATCGGATGGAAGGCGATGCTGCTGGATCCATTAGAGATCAAGGACCTCTTCCGCCCGCAGGTAAGCTGCATTGTCCGCAATGCAATGGTCAGGGTATTCACCAATACCTATTACAACAATCTGCTTGAGCACTATCACGGCGAGACGGTGTTTGTAAATTATGACATTCACGATCCGAAAGTTGTCTGGGTCAGAGACCAGCAGCAGCGGCTGATCTGCGAGGCAGTCTTTGAGGCAAATAAACGGAGCTACTTCCCTGTGTCGGTTATTGAGATGGCGAGGGAGAAGAGATTAAAAGGCCGCATGAAGCGCCTTGAATCCCAGCTTGATGACGCCAAGGTCGAGGCGTATGGAGTCGAGGAGATCACGATACCCGAGGAGGCATTGATCGTGCCGACTGAGGCGATGGAAGACGTAACCCCGGATACCAGTGAAGAGACGCAGATATTTGAGGAAGCCTGGCAGCGGTATGAATTTTTAATGCAGCATCAAGGTGAGATGTCCACGGAAGACAGACAGTGGATCAATGAGTATATGAACTCGCGTGAATACAGGAGTATCTATGGCAAAGAGGAAGCGACAGGATAAAAAAAGGGCTGCCGGTAAGAGCAGCCTCTGAAAACAAATCATCTATAGAGGGAGGATAACTTTTGAAAAGGGTATTTGTCAATACGCAAAATGTTAAGTTTTTCAAAGGCGCGATCGAGCGGCTGCAGAGCAGGGAAGAGCAGGTCCCTGGCATGGCGCTTGTATACGGCGAGCCGGGCCTCGGCAAAACAAAAGCCGTAGCTGCATGGTGTGCGCAGAACAGCAACAACTCCTATTTCATCCGGACGAAAAAGTTAATGACAGGTCGGTGGCTGCTTGAGGAGCTGGTCTCAGAGCTTGGAGAACAGGCTGATAAACGTGTGCCTGATCTCTACCGGCAAGCAAGGAACATCCTGATGGAGAAGCAATGTACTGTGTTTTTCGACGAGGTTGATTACCTTTGTCATGATGCGCGGGTAATTGAGACTATACGCGATCTCCATGACGACACAGGCACTCCTATCGTAATGATAGGTATGGCTGAGGCTGAAAAAAAGTTATCACGATATCGGCATTTATATGATAGGTTTTCCGAGGTAGTGAAATTCCAAGACCTGACAGAGATGGACGTTCGCACTATCGCTGATGAAATGTGTGAAGTGAAAGTGAACAACGACGCTATCGCACATATACACTCACAGGGCAGTCGCTTCCGGAAAATAGTGATCCAGTTATACCGATGCGAATCCATAGCAAAGAAAAACAGTCTCAAGGAGATTACTGCCGCACACCTGCAAAACGGGAGGCGTAAATGAGCGAAGCAAAAAAGCCCACGGCCCAGGAGAAAATATGGAAGACCATTCGCATAGTGCGGGACTTCACTCTCTACGATCTCCAGACGCTCACAGGCATTCCTCATCGGAATGCCAGGGCATATATCGCTGCGCTATCAAGGGCAGGGTACATACGACGTATTGGCCTGCGTAAAGACGGCAGCGGCTCTGCCCCACGCTCAAAGGTCTGGAGGATCGTAAAGAACACCGGGCCAAAAGCCCCACTCCTCCGCCGCTGTCTCCTCGACCCTAATCTCAATACGCTCACGGAGGTGAAAGACTGTGTCCCAGTGGATTGAGATATTAAAACGTGAAGTGGACGCCAAGGGGCCGAAGGTCGTTGCACTGGAACTCGGGATCAACCGGACGACCGTCGATCTCGTATGCCAGGACAAATACCAGGCCAGCACGGATAAAGTTGTCGAGCGCGTGAAAAAGGTCTACGGCCATGACGGCAACGTCCTCTGTCCGGTACTCGATATCATCACCCCGCTGCGCTGTGCGGAGCTGTGGAATAAGGCAAAGAAGATAGGGATGCGCGCATCGAATCCAGAGACTTTAAAGCTCTATAAAACGTGTCTTAATTGCAGTGTAAGAAGGAATTAAAATGCAGATCACAAAACAACAAATCAAGATCATCCATTGCCTCAAGGGCGCGCTGAAATTATCGGAGGAAGACTACCGCTCCAGAGTGATGGTGTATCATGAGGGCTTCGGCGCATCGAGCCTTGATCTGAGTTACAGCGAGGCTGCGGCACTGATAAAAGACCTGGAGAAAGAGGCTATTGAAAAAGGTGTGTGGACGAAGAAACCCCACTTTGGAAAAGGGGGGCAAGGGGGGGGGTTAAAATACGACAACCTCGGCACGCGCCCCGGCATGGCCTCACCCGCGCAGCTCCGCAAGATCGAGATCATGTGGGCGCAAAAGAGCTTTTTACACGATCCTGCACAGCGGGCAAAGGCCCTGCGGCATTACTGTTTCAGAATCACAAAACGGAATGATCTGACATTCCTGGAATCAAAGGACGCATCGAAATTAATCAAGTCAATCGAATCAATGAAAAGGAGGGAGGCATGAAATTAGCAAGTGCGCGAGTATGTGTTCAGTGTGAAGAGGTATTTGATCACATCAGGACATTGTCTGCCGGTACGGGTGATGCGAGGGTCTGCCCATCATGCATGTCTACATCGACAGTGCGACTCTCGACATGGCTGCAGACGATGGAGGAGTTTGAGAAGACCGGCAGTTGCTGTGCAGCGGAGGTGCCAGCATGAAAAATCAAGAAACAGATATGGACTGGCAATTTCTGATTATGCTGCTTTGCATAGTCGCGGCATTCGGGGCCGGGATTATCATCGGCGGCAAGATCGGTGAGCGGACCGCTAAACAATATTACGAGGGGGGAGGCGATGGTAACTTTTTTCATAGGACTATTTATCGGAATGATTGCAGGGCTGGGGCTTGCGGGCCTGTTACAGGCGGCGAGGGAGACCGGCAGACGCGTTGAGGGACTTGAGAAAGAGGAGGTAAACGGATGATAAACATGGAGGACATACAGCAGGCAGCAAAACAGATCGCGGATGCCCGGCAGATATTGACGCAACGCAAGCATGAGTATGAGCTGAACATCAATATCGTGAAGAAAAAATACTACCAGAGCATCCGCTCTATCGGTCAGAAGCTGGCAGAAAAGATTCAGGAGCTAAAGACCCTGATTAAAGAGGGTAAGCCGCTTTTCAAGAGTCCCCGGACGCAGACCTTTTTCGGGATCCGCGTGGGCCTCAAAAAGGAAAAAGGCAAGATGCAGATCGACAACGAGGAGGCGACAATCGCGGCGATAAAAAAGCATTACCCGAGCACATGGAAGCTGTACATCAGGACGGAGGAAAAGCCGCATAAAAAAGCCCTTGAATCTCTCCCTGCAGCAGAGCTGAAAAAGCTCGGTATCCGTATCACAGATGATACAGATGAGGTCTATATCAAATTTCAAGATGACGAAATAGATAAATTCGTCGAGGCGATCCTGAAGGATAAAGACGTGGAGGAGGCGGCTTGATGGCCGCTGACCACCACATAGAGACAATAAAGAGCCATTGCGAAAACATTGAAATGATAATCAAAGGCTATCAGTGGGGTAAAGAGGCAGGGGAATGTTTTGCCGAGATAGAAAAGAGCATTAACGTAATAAAAATGAGAGTGGCCTATCTTACTGAGGAGGCAGCGGCATGATCTCGGCCCAGCGGATATCAGAGATGAATTTTATTGAGACGCTGGATGCGGATATGCTGCGCTTCGTGACTCGCATCAGGCAAGACATTTACCATACCGAAACATTAATCAGGGAACTTCTCACAGAATACCCTGAGACTCGCGGATGGACTCACTCTGAAATAGCGATTCTGCTGGGCAGGCGCAGGGAAACAATATCACGATATATAAAAAAGGTTAAAAAGGAGATGGTATGAAAAAAATATTAATGATTTTGATGTTGATTGCATTATGGGATACCGCATATGGTCTGGAGCTGCAATGGACTGCCCCGACGACCAATGCAGACGGGACCCCGTTGACCGATCTGGCCGGGTATAAAATCTACTGGGGAGAGGTGTCCGGTAAATATACGGACAGTCTGGACGTTGGAAACGTTACAGTTAAAAAAATGCCTGATATCGAGGGTGAACGATACTATGCGACGACGGCATACGATCAATCAGGGAATGAGAGCGGGTACTCAAATGAGATTGCAGCGACGTGGAAGAATCCGCCTGATGGAGCACAGATACAATTGAGCGCACAGAGCGTGCCTATCGTCTGTAATGGCTGCACGCTTGTGATTAACGGACAGGTCCAATGATTTTATCGTAGGGCCCCGGTACGCCGGGGCCTCGCAATGAGGTCATTATGAGCTTAGGATTTGGATTAGAAAAAATAAACGATATATTCAGCGGCGACGGCATCGCGCCGGTGTTTAGTGCGTCCGAGATGGCGATATTAAAACACCGCGCCGAGATTGCGAAGGTAAAGTATATCCCGAATCAGGTCATGGGGATCGCGCCGTATGATCTCAAAGTTTTCAACTTTGTACTGTCATATAAACGCAATGAGACGCCATGGGCGATCATGAACAGGAATCAGCGCGACTGGTTATTGAAAATCAAGGACAGCCTGAAATGAGCCCCTTCATTGAATTTAATTGCGGCTGCATCGAGGGGCCGATGCCCTCGGTCAAATGCTGGCAGCACGATGCACCTATTAAAGTTGTCATTCCCGCGAAGGCGGGAATCCAGAAGAAAGAAGGGCGAGGGGTTGCGCAATACATTGACTGCCCGATGGGCCGACCGATACAGGTCTGGATCACGAATGGCCGTTGCAGCGGAGCACAGATATGCCCTCAGCGGTATATCTGCCCGCATAAACCGGCACAAGGGAAATTATTATGAACGATTGCAAATCATCATGTCCATGCAAAGCAGAGCTGCCTGCGCATGCGCATATAAACGGGCAGATAGTTTTGTTTTGCATATATTGCACAGAGCGGAAGGATTGCGAGCAGTATGCAGTCCTTAAGGAAAATGGACCAGATAACGTTTAACTTTGAATTGAACCGGGAAGAGCAAATGATCATAAACATACTACAGACCTGCAAAGGCAAAGATAAAGCGATACTGGGGGCAAATATCGCCTCTCTCACCGGCATATCATATGATGATGTCCGGCAGACAATCAGCCACCTGGTAAATGAGCATCATTGCCTGATCGCGTCTTACAGTAAAGGCTATTACGTCCCTGTCACCGCCGAGGAGGTAGACGCGGCGACCCGTAGCCTGCGGCATCGCGGGATATCCATACTGGTGAGAGCAGCGAGGCTGCAAAAATCGTCTATAGAGGATATTTTCAATCAGGCAAAACTGGAATTTAGGGAGAGTATGAATTGAAATATAATGTTTTTTCCAAAGATCAAAGAAATTATTTTCTTGTTTTATAAATAAAGTTCTTGACAAACCGGAACGCCTGGATCATCGACGACGGGGCAAGGAATAGAATATGAACAATCTAAAAACAATGATAGCAACCGGGACGCAGATCAAGACCTGTGGTAGTCGTTCGCTGCATCCGGTTGTTATGATTTTTTGTAAGCCATGACAAAACTGACTTCAATAGATATTGAAATAGCAGTAGCAAGGTTTTTAAATGTGCGCGTCAATCTGATTGTTCCGAACGTGTCATGGGGACTGGAAATCCATGAATGTGATTTACTTGTTGTTACAAAAAGCCGGTATCTGTGGGAAGTCGAAATTAAGGTATCGAAGGCGGATCTCGTTAAAGACAAGCTAAAAACTCACTGTCACAAGAACAGCAAGTTGAAACGTCTCTATTTTGCAATCCCTGAATTTCTCGAATCTGAAATTGAGCACATCCCTGAACGGGCGGGGATTATCATCGTGAACGAATTAGGTAAATGTAGGACGCTGCGGTATCCGAAAGAGAATGGTACTTATAAAATCAGTGAGGCTGATTACCTTAAAATTGCACATCTTGGATGTATGCGGATGTGGGGATTAAAAAGGGGACTACAAGCGGCGTTGTCTAAAAAATCATAACGTAAAGCTGACTGACGAGTGCCTGTAGGCCGTCAGGAGCAGAAAGGATAGTATGAACACAGAAGATAACAATGAAGTCAAACAGTCATCTGAGGCACTCGTTCACGTCCAGCGCCGGGTTAGGACGTACCGAGAAGATGATTGGAAAGCCGAAGTAGAAGTGCTTGAAGATAATTCTGATTCACAGTGGGAAAGGTATAAATTAAAGGTCATAAGAACATTGCGAGAAAGCAGAATTTATAAACCCACTCCTGACGGCACAATCTTTGATGTAGAACGTAACAAAAAATATAATGGGGCTTACTCTGGCATGTGGTCATTGTCAGAGTCCTAACGATGATTCGACAGCATACATGCTGTCTATTTATTAAACGGGGACCGTAAAAACTTAGGCAGGAGGCTAATATGCAGGCACTAAAAAAAGAACAAGTACAGCATAACACTGAGAAGCAGAAAAAGACGCCGATATTGCAATTGGTTCGGAATCATTGCAGGGTGAAGCACATGTCATATCGGACGGAGCAGGCATACTGTCACTGGGTCAAGCGGTTTTTCATATTCCACAAGCAAAAGGCACTTGCTTTACTCGGCAGGGACGAAGTCGAGATATATCTCACTCATTTGGCAACGGAGCGTAACGTGTCGGCCAGCACACAGAATCAGGCATTTAATGCACTCCTGTTTCTCTATAAACACGTTATCCCTAAAGACCTCGGTGATATCAACGCGATACGCGCGCGGAAGCCGAAGCGTTTGCCGGTTGTGCTCACTAAGGATGAAGTCCGTGCCGTCATGAAAAATCTCTATGAGGTCGATCACCTGATCGCTTCGCTGCTTTACGGCTGCGGGCTCCGGATACTGGAATGTCTGCGGCTGCGGGTCAAGGACATAGATTTTGAACGGATGCTGATAACGATCCGTGGCGGTAAAGGCGATAAGGACAGAGTAGTGCCACTACCGGAGAAAACTGTCGGGCCGTTGAAAGATCACCTACGGACTGTAGAGGGGATGCATAAAAAAGACGTTGCAGACAAGCTGCCTATATCCGAGCTTAACGGGATAGAGAAAAAATATCCGGACATCCATACCAGATGGGGATGGTATTATGTATTCCCTTCCCGCAAGAGGGCCGTCGATCCAAAGAGTAAGATTTTAAAGCGGCATCACTATCATGAGACCGCCATCCAGCGCAGTATGAAGCTGGCAATCCAGTCGGCAGGGATTGTAAAACACGCATCCTGCCACACGCTGAGACATAGCTTTGCGACTCACCAGATCGAGGCCGGTGTTGACATAAGAACAGTCCAATCTTTGCTCGGTCACAAGAGCCTTGAAACCACTCAAATATATACCCATGTGCTGAACCGTCCGGTGAATACGGTCAGTCCGTTTGATACGCTATGAACTGGCTCGACAATCTAAAAATCACAGACCTGCCTGAGAAGCATCGCGAGATGGCGGAGGTCATATCAGAGGTCGTTGACCAGGAGACCGCGTTAAAGGTCGTCATGCTCGTGACTGAACATTTCGGCAAACAGGGGCTATATCTGCGAGGTCTGGATTCCTTGATACGTCAGAAAAAAGAGGAGTTCATCCGTAAATATTTTACGGGCAATAACCATTGCGACCTGGCCAGGGCCACCGGGTTTTCGGAGCGGTGGGTATATGAGATACTCAAAGGATCACAAAATAATAATCAGGTTGACATGTTCATAAAATAACTGCTACCCTCTAAAAATCCCCACTTAAAAACCCGCTTCACTTTTTGAACCACTTCAAAAGACTGTCTTCCGGCTTTTCTCTAAACTCAATCATGGCCCGATTCTCATTCATGTTTCACCTCCAGATTAAAGATGCCCCGTCCATCCAGCGGGGCATCGTCTTTTTCTTTTTTGGGGGGCTGCGATGACACCCTACGAGAAAGCATACACGGAGACAATGGGCATTGAGGGTATCTACTCCAATGATCCAAAGGATTTCGGCGGGGAGACGTACAAGGGGATCGCCCGGAAGAAAAATCCGGACTGGCACGGCTGGACATTTATCGACGAAGCAAAGAAGAAGCCGGGATTCCCGGCGTCAATCAAGGGCAATGCGCTGATCGAGGAGCTGGTAAAAGATTTTTATAGAGCCCAATTCTGGAACCATGTATGGGGCGACAAGGTGGCTGCATTGTCGCCGGACATAGCCTCTGAAATGTTTGACACAGCAGTCAATCAGGGCGAACACTGGGCAATCATCTATCTGCAGCAAGCGCTGAATCTGCTAAACAGAAACGGCTCGTTATACCCCGATCTCGTCGAGGACGGCTCCATCGGAGAAAAATCCATCACGGCACTGCAGACGTATTTACAGAGAGACCCTGTGTCGATGCTGCTCTTGTGGATGAACATTTTTCAGGGCGCGCGATACGCGGAGATCATGAAAAAGAGCCCGACGCAGGAAGGCTATGCGCGCGGCTGGGCCAAAAGAATCACAATTACAAAAACCAAGGAGGCATAAATCATGGATCAAAAAAACATCCTGCAATCAAGAACATTCTGGGTCAATATCCTCGCAGTAGTGGCTATGCTGGTACAGACTCAGACGGGATTCATTGTCGACCCTGAAGCACAGGGTGCAATCCTTGCCGTGATAAATGTGATTCTGAGGTTCGTTACTAAATCGGTAGTCGTATGGGGCAGCCACGATTCGGGCGGCTCAAGCGGATTAAGCTCCCTGTGCGCATGCCTGCTGGCCGTTATGCTCCTGACAAGCTGCTCCGCTCTCCATCCCAATACCTACAAATACGTCGAGACCACAAAGGTCACTGCCGAGGGGATCGCCAAGATCGCCATTAATATGCACAAGGCCGAGACGCTCGATGATAAGAATTACCTGCGGGTAAAGGACACCTACGAACGGGCACGGAAGGCCAGCGACGCCGCAATATTTGCGATGCAAATGTCCCTTGAGGTCGGCGAGGATCCGCGCAGCTCTGAAAACTACAATCTGGCCCTCGATGAGTCCATGCGGCTGCTGACAAAGCTCATCGAACTGGCCGTTGATCTCAAACTCATACAGGGAGGTGGACAGCAATGAACGACGCAGTCCAGGCACTCAATATACTGGCAGCAGCCTTACCGTCATTGATCAACATGGTCGCCCATTACGAGGAGATCGTCTCCCGTCCCGACACCGCGCCAGAGGACAAAGAGAAGGCCAAGGCATTACTGGAGTCGATGCGGTGGAAACCGTTTGATGAGCTGGAGAAAGAGGCGGGATGAATCCTGAACAGATCGCCATCATTAACACCGTCGCCTTAATTCTTGAGCGGGTCGGCACCTGGCCGGTAGGGACAATATTTGCAGTCGTTGTCGTCGGCCCCTGGGGGATGATGTATTTCATTTCCCGCGCGCAGGAGAAAAGATTCGAGGCGGTTGCCAGGATGTATGAGAACAATGTTGATCTGGTAAAAAACTACGAGAGGGTCGCCAAGAGCCTGCATGACCTGGTCGTATTAAACACGTCGTCCTTAACCGGGGTATCTGACAGGATAGACAATAACCTGTTTTGCCCTTTCATGAGAAAAACAAAGCCAGGCGGCGGTACAGGAGGCCCAAATGAGCACTGAAGACTTAATCAAGCAGGGATTACTCGGACAGAGAAAACAGTCCCGCATGAAGGCGGTCATCGACGGCAAGGCCGCGTTACAAGCCCTGTTGAATGAGGCCGTGGCCGCAAAGGTCAAGCCTCTCGAAGATATCAACGTGGACAGTCTCCAGTCTCACCTCGATCAACTGAAGGCCAAGAAAGAAGAGTGTCTGAAACTCGTTGCTGAAATTAAGGAGCTTGAATAGTGGCAAGGCATCAACGCAGGCACGGCAAAATACATGAGCTGCCCAAGGACATTTTGAAACAGGTCCACGATTTATTGCTTGAGCCTAAAATCACATATAGCGACATCGTCGCATTCCTGAAAGATAATGGCCACGAGGTTTCTGACTCCGCTGTCGGACGGTATAGCGAGTGGTTTAACGAGTGGCGCGAAACAGAGATGCTGCGGGATCAGGCCGCTTTAATTGCCTCAGACCCTGCTACAGCGCTTGATCTTGAAAAGATGACATCCACTATGGCCACGACCCGCTTTGCATACGCGATGAAGAAAGAGGGTTTTGATATTACCGAGCATCCGAAGCTGATAGCCGCATTTGCAACGATGCAGGCGAGCAGCGTTAAGCGGGAGCAGTGGAACTCAGTTGTGAAGGAACGAGTTATGAAGACCGCTGATGACGTTTCAAAGATCGCAAAGAAAGGCGGCTTGACCGACGACGCAGCCGCGCAGATCCGCGCGAAGATATTGGGAATAGCAAAATGACGACGACTGGCATTATGAACATAGACGACCTGCCCAAAGACGGCGTCCTACTGGACTATCAGCGCGAGTGGATCGCTGACAAGGCCGACGTTAAGGTTTGCGAGAAGTCCCGTCGGGTCGGTCTCACCTGGGGAGAGGCTGCAGACGACGCTATCGTCGCTGCCCAGCAGACCGGCATGGACGTTTTTTATATTGGCTACAACAAAGATATGTCGAGGGAGTTTATTGACGCCTGCGCCTTCTGGGCACGTCATTATAAACTCGCCGCGTCCGAAGTATCGGAATTTATTTTTAAGGAAGAAAACGAAGATAAAGAGATCCACGCATTCAGGATAGACTTTGCTTCCGGGTTTAAAATCCTCGCCCTCAGCTCAAGACCCTCAAATCTCAGAGGTAAGCAGGGCATAGCGGTCATTGACGAGGCCGCGTTCCATGACGACCTGCAGGGGCTCATTAAAGCGGCTATGGCGTTTTTGATGTGGGGGGGCAAGGTGCGCATTATCTCCACACATTTTGGAGAGAGTAATACATTTAACCAGCTCATTGACGATATCCGCAAGGGTAAATATCCATACAGCCTGCACTCGATCACCCTCGACGATGCGCTTGAAGATGGACTTTATAAAAGAATTTGCCTTGTGCTCGGTAAGCAGTGGACTCCGGACGCGCAAGAGCAGTGGAAAGCGGACCTGGTCAAATCATACGGCGATCACGCGGATGAGGAATTATTCTGCATCCCGTCCAAAGGCAGCGGCATATATTTTACAAGCGCGCTTATTGAATCCTGCATGAAGCAGGACATCCCGGTCCTGCGGTGGACGTGCAAGGACGGCTTTGAACAGTTATCTGATGACGTCCGGGCAAAGGATTGCCAGGACTGGATTGACGACAACATAGCTCCCCTCCTTGATAAGGAGGGGCAGGGGTGGTCTGAATTGGCGCACCACTTCGGAGAGGATTTTGCGCGTGACCTTGATCTGACTATCCTCATGTTTGGTCAACGCCTGCCGAATCTCACGATCCGGACGCCGTTTATCGTTGAGCTGAGGAATGTACCTTTCCGCCAGCAGGAACAAATCTTATTTTATATCTGCGACAAGCTGCCCAATTTCAGAGGCGGCGCGATGGATGCCAGGGGCAACGGCCAGTATCTCGCCGAGGTCGCCATGCAGCGTTACGGCGCATCCAGGATACAGCAGATCATGCTGACCCGGCAGTTTTACCAGGACGCCATGCCGAAATACAAAGTCCGCTTTGAGGACAAGACTATTGAGATAGCCGCTGACTCCGAGATACTTGACGATCACCGGGTCGTCAGACTTGAGAAAGGCGTGCCGGTCATATCCGACAGCCGGAGGGCCAGCAGCGAAGGCGGCAAGCGGCACGGTGACTCTGCGGTAGCAGGGATGCTGCTGGTTTATGCGGTGAATAATCTGAACGCGGGGCCGATTGAATTCCAGTCAACCGGCCAAAAACGGGCATTCACTAAAATGGCGGGGTTTTTTAGATGAAATACGATCTCCCCGAAAAACGCACAGAAAGGCCTCTAATTGAATTTAGGGGTACTGAGATAGCAGGGCGGGGGAATAAAGCGAAATTTAACGAAGTTAAAAGGCGCGGATTGGAAATTAGAAGCTAATGAATAACGACATTCCCAAAGACGACAGCAAAAAGCCGGAACTCAACGAGATCGCCACGGTCGAAAAAGACATTTACATGGATTATATCGGCAGGACGCTGATCAATCCCGACAAGACTTTAAAGACCGAAGGCAGCGGCAAGGGGATCGAGCTATATGAAGACCTTCTGCGTGACCCGGAGATCCGGCAGGCGATGCAGACCCGGAGGCTTGCGGTCGTCGGCAGGGAATGGGAAATCATACCGGGCTCGGACAAAGCCCCTGATATAAAAATTGCCGACTATGTGAAGGAGGTATTGCTCTCCTGCAATTTTGATAATGGCAGGAAGGCCCTCCTCTCGGCAATCGTACTTGGGTTCAAGCCCGCTGAAATCATGTGGGAGTATTCCGAGGGCAGTATCTGGATTAACCGTTTCATCGGCAAGCCGTCAAGGCGGTTCACCTTTGACGTTGATAATAATCTCAAGCTGCTCACCATGAAGAATATGATCGAGGGAGAGGCAGTGCCGTCCCGGAAGTTTCAGGTCTTTGCCTGGGGCTCTGACAACGGCTCTCCATTTGGCTATGGACTCGGCAGCTCACTCTATTGGATGGACTGGTTTGCCAAAAACACGCTTAAGTTCTGGATGATATTCTGCGACAAGTTCGCCTCGCCTACGCCTATCGGGAAATATCCGAACGGCACGACGACAGCTCAGCAGACGGCATTATTGTCGGCCTGCGAGGCGATACAGACTGAATCGGCGATTGCTATCCCAGAGACGATGGTGATCGAATTACTCGAGGCAGCGCGGCAGGGATCGATGGACACCTATGAGCGCCTTTGCAATTACCTCGATAAGAAAAAGACCAAGCTCATCCTCGGCCAGACCCTCACCTCCGATGTCGGCGACAAAGGCAGCTATGCCGCGTCAAAGACCCACGAGGAAGTCAGACAGGATTTTATTAAGGCCGATGCCGACGAACTCTGCGAGGCGTTAAACGGGCAGGTGATCAAATGGCTGGTCGATTATAACTTCCCCAATGTCAGCAGGCGCGGATATCCGAGAATCTGGATCCGCACGGAAGACGAAGATGATTTAAAGCCGCTGGCAGAGCGTGACAAGTTACTCGTCGATATCGGCGTACCGATCACGAAGAAATATTTTTATGACACATATGGGATTCCTGAGCCGCAGGAAGGGGAAGAAGTGGTCAGCAGTCAGCAGACAGCGGTCAGTGATCATGGGAACGTAGGGGCGAGGTCTTCTCGCCCTGGAAATGGGAATGGCGAATTCGCCGAAGGCAAAATCTTTCCCGATCAGACAGCCGTTGACAATCTCAATGACTCATTCACCCCGGAACAATTACAGGAGCAGATAAACGGCGTTTTAAAGCCTGTTATAGAGCTTGTAAAAAGTGGTGAATCATACGAGGCGATAATGGAAAAACTTTCCGGAGCGTATCCGGACATGGATTCCGACGCGGTTGAGCAGATGCTCTCCAGGGCGATCTTTATCACCGAATTATGGGGGAGGATCAATGCCGATTAAGAGCACGGAAGCGGGGAAGCGGGGAAGCGCGGAAGTATTGCTCAACGCATTTAACCTTCCACCCGAGGCGGCCATTAAATATCTCAAAGACAAAGGCTATGCCTTTTCATGGGACTGGCAGGACCTCTGGCAGGCAGCGCAGGCCAGGGCGTTCACCGTGGCCAAGGCCATGCGGCAGGACATCCTCACGGATATCCGCGACATGGTGCAGCGGGCGCTCAATGACGGGATCACATTTCAGCAATTCAAAAAAGAACTCGCCCCGCGCCTGAAGGCAAAAGGCTGGTGGGGTAAGATGCTGGCCAGTGACGTTCCCGGATTCGACCCGGAAAGCGGCGCTGATCCGGACAAACTCGTGCAGCTCGGCTCCCCCTGGAGGCTAAAGACGATCTATCGCACAAACCTGCAGGTTGCATACATGGCAGGCAGAGAGCGCGGCATGGAAGAGGTCGCAAAGGCGCGGCCCTATTGGCAGTATATCGCAGTCCTGGACAGCCGGACACGCCCGGCTCACAGGGCGATGCACGGGAAGATATTCCGGTGGAATGATCCCTTCTGGGACAAATTCTATCCGCCTAATGACTGGGGCTGCCGCTGCAGGGTAAAGAGTCTCTCTGAGAGGGAGATGGAGCGCGACGGACTTGAGCCCGAGTACTCGACCGGCAAGATCAAGTCGAGGGAAGTGCTCGCCAACGAAAACACCGGCGAGATGACAACCATATCAACATACCGCGATCCGGCAACGGGTAACGCGATAACGACCGGCCCCGGCTGGGACTATAATCCCGGACGGGCAAGCTGGAGTAAGGCATCATGATCACATTAAGAGTTGATGACAGTAAAGTGGTCGCTCTCCTCGGAGATCTTAAAGCCAGGGCAGGCAATACCCGCCCGGTCATGAGCGAGATAGGAGATATCGTTATCTCCTCGATTGAGAAAAACATCGAGGTCGGCGGACGGTATTCATCTCCGGATTCATGGAAGGGCGGCGGCAGGAAGTGGAAGGGCCTCGCCGCTGCCACGATTAAGCAGCGCATGAAAAAGGGTTACTGGCCCGGCAAGATCTTACAGCAGACCGGCTCGATGGCGGGATCTCTCTCAAAAAAAGTCGGGAGTAATTCCGTGACCATCGGCACAAATAAAATTTACGGAGCGATACAGCAATTCGGCGGCAAGGCAGGCAGGGGGCATAAGGTCACTATCCCGGCCCGCCCGTGGATCGTAGTTCAGGATGAAGACTTGACCGAGATCGGGCATGCCATTACCGCGTATCTGATGAAAGGAGTGAAATGACAAACTGGATACCAATATTTAAAACCGGCAAACACACAAACTCCGCCGGGAATGAAAAAGACTGGAGCGAGGCAGACCTGGACAATATCGTCGCCAAGTTCAGCCCGCAGATCGGCGCGCCGCTCGTGATCGGGCATCCGAAGGACAACGCCCCGGCATATGGCTGGGTCGAAGGGTTGAAACGTGTCGGCCAGATGCTCTATTACAAACCGATGCAGGTCGTTGAGGAATTTAAGGAGATGATCAACAAGGGGCTTTTCAAGAAGAGATCGATATCCCTTTACCCGGACGGCACGCTCCGGCATATCGGATACCTGGGCGCAATGCCTCCGGCGATAAAGGGACTCCCGGACCATACGTTCATGGGAGAGGAGGACGCGGCCACGTATGAATTCTCAGACAATTACAAGATGAGTTCAATCGGCAATATCTTTCAGCGTCTGAGGGAGTGGATCATTGAAAAATACGGGACCGATACTGCAGACCGGGTGATCAGTAACTGGGAAATAGAGGACCTGAAGCGTCAGATGGAAGAGCCATCGGAGACGCCATTATATACGGAAAATAACCGAAAGGAGGAACAAACGATGCCAAGTTTTATGGAAAAACTTAAGGCCCTCCTGAAGGCTGAAGGCGTGGAAGTAGATGTCCCCGCAAAAAGCTTCAGTGAGGAAGACGTAAAGAAAATGGTGAATGACGCTGTAAAGAAAGCGAATGCCGAATTCACCGAGGCCGCAAACAAGAAAGAGACGGAGTTCTCGGAGAGAGAAACCGCTCTCAAGAAAAAAGAGGACGCCCTTAAATCCGAGGCCGCTGCGACAAAGAAAAAGGCCGTCGCAGATTTCTGCGAGGACCTGCAAAAGCAGGGCAAGCTCCTCCCGGCAATGGACAAGCTGGGCATGGGGATCACAGAGTTCATGAATCAGATCGCCGGTATCGAGACCGTGATTGAATTCAGTGAAGGCGATAAAAAGGTGAATCAGACCCCGCTTGAATTCATGCAGGCGTTTCTGACTGCACTGCCGAAGCAGATTGAATTCGGCGAGGTAGCGAAGAGATCGACCGACGCAGGGACCGGCAGCGCAGGAGAAAAGCTTACCACTCTGACAACGAAAAAGATGCAGGAGAATAAAAAACTCTCCTACTCTCAGGCATTCGCGGAAGTGCAGAAAGAAAACCCGGAACTCTCAGCAGAGTACGCTGAAGAGCTGAAGGGATAAAAAACATTTTATAGAAAGGAGGACGAAGTAAATGGCAACGGAAAATAAAATCATAGACATAACCTTTAAAGCAGACGAAGACCTGTCAAACGACCAATATCGCATTGTTGTGCTGGATGCGACATCAGGCAAGGTCAGACGGCCTAACGCAGCAACCGACATTCCGCTGGGTGTGCTGCAGAATGCACCGGCTGCAGCGGATGATGCCGCAGTGGTACGGCCTATAGGATGCGGCGGGATATCAAAAGTCCAGCTCGGCGCAACTATCGGCATCGGAGTAATTATCGGCTGCGAATACGTGAGCGCATCGGATGCAGGCAAGGCTATCGCCGCAGTAGCGACGATGTACCCCGTCGGCGTATTGCTTGAGGGCGGAGTAGAGGATGATCTGGGGAGCGCGCTGTTAGCGCCACTTACCGTAAAAGCGTAATTTAAAAACCACCCCTGCCCCTCCTTGAATAAGGCGGGGAGTTAAAGGGGGAGAAAAGGAGGACTAAATAAATGCCGCAACCAAACGTAAAAGATTTAATCGTAGCAGGACCTCTGGCAGATGTAAGCATTGCATACCGCAATATGAGCTACATCGGCGACAAGGTTTTCCCGCTCATAGACAAAGTATCACCCAAGGCAAAGATAGCCCGTTATCTCAAGGGCGCATGGTTCCGCGATGAGGCGGGCATCAGAGGCCCCGGAGGACGCGCAAACAGGGGCGGATATCCGGTTGACCTGGTGTCTCTCTCGACAAAGGAATATGCCTTTGCAAAAGAGGTCACGGACGAAGACAGGAAATTTGTCACGGCGCAGGGCGCGCCTCCGCTCAAGCCGGACCAGGACGCCATAGAGTTTGCAACCGACAAGGTTGATCTGTCAAAAGAGGTCCGTGTCGCGTCGCTGATCCTCGGCGGCACATGGTGCGGAGTTGCCGGAGAGGACGCTGCAGGTCTATGGGCCGCAGGCTCGGGAAACACCTTCCTGGCTGACGTAAGGGCGCGGGTAGAGACTATAAGGTCTACCACCGGCTTAAAGCCCAATAAGCTCATGATCGACTTCGGCACGTACAACTCTCTCAAGGAAGAGAGCACAGTGCTGGATAAAATCAAATACACGGAGCGAGGAGTGCTTACAAAAGAACTGCTCGCAGCGATCCTTGAGCTGGATGAAGTGCTGATCGGCGAGGCCATTAAGTCCACAGCCAAGGAAACCAAAGCCGGAACGGAATTCACTGCCGTAAACATCTGGGAGAAAAACGCGGGTAAGGGATCTGCATTTCTCTACTATGCGCCTCGCGTGATGGGATTGAAAACCCCGTCGGCAGGCTGTCAGGCGAGAGTAGCCTATGACAATGGTACACCCAGACGGACGACAACCTGGAGAGAACCGGCAGAGCATCAGGATGTGTATGAGGTCGCAGAGGAGACGGATATCCTTATTACTGGAGCCGACCTCGGCTTCCTGTGGTACGACACACTGCTGACATAG